CCCGTGACGCAAGAAGCCCTGATGTTCGCCATGTACCAGATCAGGCCCTATGACGACTGGCCCGATACCCGCGTCGTGGGCGTGCGCCTGTGCGGACTTCGCCAGAAGCTGCGGCAGCCAGATGTCCCGGGCCTGCGGATCGAGACCTGCTGGGGCGTTGGGTTTTGCCTTCGGGTCGACACGGGCGTCACCCTGGACTGGCACGCAACGCCCTCCGCGCACGCACCGCCCACAACAGGAGCGACCGCATGAAGTCCCTGTCCCCGGCGCTGCAGGCGCATCTGGACGACGGGACCACCAGCCTGTCCTGGTGCTGGCAGATTTCGCGCGCGGACGGGGTGACGCTGGGCTTCACCGATCATGACCGCGCGCTGGCGTTCGATGGCACCGACTTTGAGCCCGAAAGCGGGTTTGCCGCGTCGGAAATTCGGTCAGGTTCCGATCTGGCCGTCGACGCGCAGGACGCGACCGGCGTGCTGAGCTCGGACCGGATCACGGAGACCGACATTCTCGACGGGCGCTGGGACAATGCCGCGGTGGAGCTGTGGCGGGTGAACTGGGCGGACACGACGCAGCGCGTGCTGATGCGGCGCGGGGCCGTGGGGCAGATCCGGCGCGGGCGCATGGCCTTCGTGGCCGAGGTGCGGTCGCTGGCGCATGTGCTGGGCCAGACGGTGGGGCGGACGTTTCAGGCGGGCTGTGACGCCGCCCTTGGCGATGCGCGCTGCGGGATCGACCTGGAGAACCCGGCCTACAAGGGTGCGGGCGCGGTCACCGGGCTGCTGCGCGACCGGGCGTTCCTCGCCTCGGGGCTGTCGGCGTTCGCGGCGGGCTGGTTCACCTCCGGCACGCTCACCTGGACAAGCGGCGCCAATGCCGGGCGGATCACCGAGGTGCTGGCGCATGACCTGGACGGCAGCATCGCGACGCTGACCCTGCTGGAAGCGCCGGTGCGCGCCATCGCCGGGGGCGACAGCTTCGTCGCGCGGGCGGGTTGCGACAAACGCATCGCCACCTGCGGCGGGAAGTTCGCCAATACCGTGAACTTCCGCGGCTTCCCCAGCATCCCCGGGCAAGATGCGGTGCTGCGCTATGCCAGCCAGGACGGCAGCCATGAAGGGAACGTGCTGTGACCAACGTCGTTTCCAACGGACGCGACGGGCGGCAGGGCATCGCATCGCGATGCACGGGAGCCACCGCCGATCCTGCCCTCATCATTGCCACTGCCCGCTCGTGGCTCGGCACGCCCTACCATGATCAGGCGAGCCTGCGCGGGGTCGGCTGCGACTGCCTCGGCCTTGCGCGGGGCGTCTGGCGCGAGGTGGTGGGCCCCGAGCCTTTCCGGGTCCCGCCCTATAGTCGTGATTGGGGCTTGGTAGCTGGTCCCGAAGGGATCAATCGCTCCGGTGGAGCGATTGAAGGCAGACAAGGCCCGGCAGGGCAGACCGGCCCCCGTGAGGTTCTTGCGGATGGTGCTCGACGCATGATGCCGGAGATCGCACCATCGGCAGCGGGTCCCGGCGCGCTGGTCCTGTTCCGCATGGCCTCGCGCGCCATCGCCAAGCATGTGGGCGTCCTGACCGGGCCTGACAGTTTCCTCCACGCCTATGAGCGCCTTGGCGTCGTCGAGGAAGCGCTCACTCCATCCTGGCGGCGGCGTATCGCCTTCGCTTTCCTGTTTCCGCAACGCTGAGATATCCACATGGCCACACTCGTTCTCGGCGCGGCGGGCGCCGCCATCGGCGGCAGCGTCGGCGGCGCGATCCTTGGCGTCAGTGCCGCCACCATCGGCGGCTTTGTCGGCTCCGCCATCGGCTCGGTCGTCGACAACTGGATCGTGTCGTCGCTGGCCCCCACCCAACGCATCGAGGGCGCGCGGCTCGACACTCTGCGCATCACCTCCGCGACCGAAGGGGCCGTGATCCCGCGCCTTTACGGGCGGATGCGGATTGGCGGCACCATCATCTGGGCCACCGATTTCCGCGAGGAGAGCAGGACCACGGCCCAAGGCGGCGGTAAGGGTGGCGGCGGCGGCGGCAAGGTCAGGACGACCGAGTATCTGTACTACGCCTCCTTCGCCGTGGCCCTCTGCGAGGGCCCGATCACCGGCATCGGGCGCCTCTGGGCCGACGGCAAACCGATGGACTTGGGCATCGTCACCTGGCGCTGGTATCCGGGCGACGCGGCGCAGGGCCCGGACCCGTTCATCGCGGCGAGGATGGGGGCCGCCAACACGCCTGCCTATCGCGGCACCGCCTATGTCGTGTTTGAGGAGCTGGACCTCGGCCCCTTCGGCAACCGCCTGCCGCAGATCAGTTTTGAGGTGTTCCGGCCGCTGGCCGACCCGGACACGGCCGAGGGGCTGGTGCGCGCCGTCACGCTGATCCCGGCCTCGGGCGAGTTCAGCTACGCAACCGTGCCGGTGAAGAAATCCTTCGGCCCCGGCAGCGCGACCACCGCCGAGAACCTGAACGCCATCTCCGGCACGGCGGACATCGTTGTCGCACTCGACCGGCTTCAGGCCATGGCCCCGATGGTCGAAAGTGTCAGCCTGGTGGTGGCGTGGTTCGGCGATGACCTGCGCGCGGGCAATTGCAAGGTCCGCCCCGGCGTCGAGGTTGCGGCCAAGGTGACCACGCCCTCGGCCTGGTCGGTGAACGGCGTCAGCCGCGGCAATGCGGTTCTGGTGAGCCGGGACAGTGAGGACCGCCCGGTCTATGGCGGCACCCCGGCGGACTTCGCGGTGGTGCAGGCGATCCGGGAGATCAGGGCGCGGGGCCTGCGCGTGACCTTCTATCCGTTTCTCCTGATGGATGTGCCGCCCGGCAACACCCTGCCGACCCCCTATTCCGACAACGCCGCCGAGGCGGGCCAGCCTGCTTTCCCCTGGCGCGGCCGGATCACCTGTTCCCCGGCGGCGGGCTATGCCGGATCGGTGGACAAGACCGCGACGGCGGCATCGCAGGTGGCCGCGCTGTTCGGCACTGCGACACCGGGCAGCTTCAGCGTTTCCGGCGAGAGCGTCAGTTGGACGGGATCGCCCGGCGACTGGGGCCTGCGCCGCATGGTGCTGCACTACGCCCATCTTTGCGCCGCGGCAGGAGGCGTCGATGCCTTCCTGATCGGCACCGAGATGCCGGGTCTGACGACGATCCGGTCGGACGCGTCCACCTATCCGGCGGTGCAGGCCTATCGTGATCTTCTCGCCGATGTGCGCTCGATCCTCGGGGCGAGCACAAAGATCAGCTACGCCGCCGACTGGTCGGAATATTTCGGGCACCAGCCGGGCGACGGCAGCGGCGACGTGGTCTTCCACCTCGATCCGCTCTGGGCCGATCCGGAGATCGATTTCATCGGCATCGACAATTACATGCCACTGTCGGACTGGCGCGACGGGTTCGATCATGCCGATGCCGCCCTGGCCCCCGCCATCTATGACCGCGCCTATCTGCAATCGAACATCACCGGCGGCGAGGGGTTTGACTGGTTCTACGCCAACCCGGCCGACCGGGCAGCGCAGACCCGTTCGCCGATCACCGATGGTGCTGCCGCGAAGCCATGGGTGTTTCGCTACAAGGATCTGCGGGCCTGGTGGTCCGAGCCGCATTTCAACCGCCCGGGCGGGATGGAGAGCGGAACGTCCACGGCATGGGTGCCGCAATCAAAGCCGATCTGGTTCACGGAACTGGGCTGCCCGGCCATCGACCGCGGCACCAACCAGCCCAACGTGTTCTTCGACCCCAAATCGTCCGAGAGCTTCACGCCCCACTTCTCGCGGGGCTGGCGGGACGATGCGATCCAGCGCGCCTATCTTGAGGCGACCTGTCTGCATTGGGGCGATCCGGCCAACAATCCGGTCTCGTCGGTGACGGGCGCGCCCATGGTCAACCTGCCGGAATGCGCGGCCTGGACCTGGGACGCGCGGCCCTATCCGTTCTTTCCCGGGCTCAGCGATGTCTGGACCGATGGCCCGAACTGGCGGCTGGGCCATTGGCTGACGGGTCGGCTTGGGTCGGTCTCGCTGGCGGCCCTCGTGCGCCACCTGTGCCTGCGCGCAGGGATGCCGGAAGACCTGATCGACGTCACCGGCCTGTGGGGCGCTGTCGAGGGCTATGTGATCTCCGCCCTGGAAGCCCCGCGCGCCTCGATCTCGGCGCTGGCCCGCCATTTCGGCTTCGATGCCATCGAGACCGAAGGCCGCATCCGCTTTGTCATGCGCGGCCAGATCGCGGGCGTCACGGTCACACCCGACGGCATGGTGGCCCCCGGCTCCGCGCAGGGCGATGTGATGGAGCTGACCCGCGCGCAGGAAACCGAACTGCCGCAGGCGCTCAAATGGCAGGTCGCGCGGGCGGACGAGGATTACGACGCAGCCCAGGTCGAGGCGCGCCGCATCACCGTGGACACCACGCGCATCGCCGCGGAGGCCTTCCCGATGGCCGTGCCGCCCGAGGAGGCCGAACGCCGCTGCCGCCGTGCGCTGATGGAGGCGTGGGTCGGGCGCGAAACAGCCCTGTTCCGCCTGCCGCCCTCACAGCTGGCGCTGGACCCGTGCGACGTGATCCTGCTCAATCATGACGGTCGCCTGACCGAAATGCGCCTGGTGTCGATCGCGGACAAGGATGTGCGGGGCATCGATGCCGTGCGCCAGGACCGCGCCGCCACCTCTCTGCCGCCCGGCGATCCGCGCCCGGCCTCGCTGGTGACGCCCGCCGTGTTCGGGGCCCCGGATGTGATCCTGCTGGACCTGCCGCAGCTGCGCGAGGATCAGCCCGCCCACCGACCGCTGATCGCCGCCCATGCCAGGCCGTGGCCCGGCGAGATGGCGGTGTTTCGCAGCCCGTCGACGGACGGGTTCGAGATACTGACCACTTTTGGCGGCCGTGCCCGGATCGGCGCGCTGGTCTCGGACTTCTTTGCTGGTCCCACATCGCGGTTCGATCTCGGCAATGCGCTGGTGGTCGATCTGTTGACCGGCACGTTAGAAAGCGTCACCGACCTGACGCTGTTCGGCGGGGCCAATGCATTAGCCGTGGAAAGCACGCCCGGCATTTGGGAGATCGTGCAGGCGGGCACGGCAGACCTGATCGCGCCGGGCCGGTATCAACTGACGCGGCTGCTGCGCGGACAGCGCGGAACGGAGAACGCAGTCGTGGGTGTCGTGCCGACCGGTGCGCGCGTGGTGGTGCTCGACACAGCCCTGACCTCACTGCCCATCGCCGAGGCCGATCTGGGCCTTCCGTGGAACTGGCGTATCGGTCCCGCAAGTCGGTCTGTCAGCGACGAGACCTATGTGGCGCAGCACTTCACGCCGGTTGGTGCAGGTCTGCGGCCGTTCTCCGTCGCCCATGTCGAACAGCCATGGCGCACGCCGCGCACGCCTGGCGATCTGACGATCCGTTGGACACGTCGGTCACGGGCCCTTGCGGCTGACAGCTGGGGCGCGGTGGAGGTGCCCTTGGTCGAGGAAGTCGAAGCCTACGAGGTCGAAATCCTCGATGGTGCTGCGGTCAAGCGCACGCTGACCACTCCCACGAGCAGCGCGACCTACACGGCCGCCCAGCAAACGGCCGACTGGGGCGCACCGCTTGGGCCCGGCGACACGCTCGACGTCCGCATTTACCAGCTCTCCGCCCTGATCGGGCGGGGTGCCGCCAAAACCGCCACGCTCACGTTCTGAAGGCAAACCCATGTCCGACACCACGACCAGCCTGCTGCTGCCCTACATTCTGGCGGCACAGGCCCAGAAACATGTCACCCACAACGAGGCGCTGCGGCTGCTGGACGCCATGGTGCAGCTCTCCATCCTCGACCGGGATTTGACCGCGCCGCCAGGCAGTCCGGCAGACGGTGACCGCTACATCGTCGCCAGCGGCGGCACGGGCGATTGGGCGGGCTGGGACCTGAACGTCGCGCTTTGGACCGATGGCGCCTGGCTCCGCCTGCCGCCGCGCGCAGGCTGGCGTGCATGGGTCGAGGACAAGGGGTTGCTACTCGTTTTCGACGGCTCAGGCTGGATTGGCACAACTCCCGACGTATTGCAGAACATGGCGCTGCTCGGGCTTGGCACGACCGCCGACGCTGCCAACCTGTTCTCGGCCAAGCTGAACGCGGCACTCTGGACTGCCAGGACCGTCGCCGAAGGCGGGACCGGCGATCTGTTCTACACCATGAACAAGGAAGCGGCGGGCGACGATCTCGGCCTGACCCTGCAGAGCGGTTTCGTGACAAAGGCGCTGGTCGGCCTGTTCGGGTCGGACAGTTTCCGGCTCGCGGTTTCCGCCGACGGCAGCACGTTCTTCGACGGCCTGATCGTCGACAACGCCAATGGCATCGTCGAACAGCCACGGCTGCCGCGCTTCAAGGCGTACACCGACTACGACAACTATGTCGGCGTCGGCACCTGGACGAAGATCGGCCTCAACAATACCGATTACAAAGATCAGGGCTGTTTCGACGCCGGAAACAACCGGTTCACCGCACCCGTCGACGGCACCTACCTTTTCGGCGCGACGCTGCTCTACAAGATCAACGCCAGCGCCACGGCGCGCATGCGCGGGCGGCTCGTGCTGAACGGCGCCACTGAAATCCGTGGCTCCTTCGGCGAGAGTGCCGCCACCCACGTCACACTCGCCACTGCGATCTGGCTGCAGACCATGGTGCCGCTCACCGCGGGCGATACCGTGGAACTGCAAGGGTATTTCCGGGTCGCAGACGGCTACTTCGCCGCCGATCACACGTCCTTCTGGGGCTGCA